GAACTAGTGATCATATTGATACGTCGGATGCGTTAATTAACGCTCATACGGGTGCGCAATTCTATTTTGAAGACTTCAAAGATGATAATTACAACCCATTTAATGACTTAAGCAGTGAAGAAAAGAAAGATTATTTCAAGAGGATGTTCGGATGATTAAGAATTTTACAAAATTTATTACCGCTATTTGGCAGAATTTACTAAGCGTTATTTTATTTATTTCAGGGATTGCACTAATTGATATTAGTGCTTTTTATTTTAATTTCATTGTCGGTTTTATTGCTACTGGTGTCTCACTGGTCATCATGGCGGTAACGCTTGATAAAGAAGGGAGGGAGTAAATGAATGGGCTTAATGACTTCGAGAAATCGACAACATAAGATTAGTGACGTAGCCTATCCTGCAACACATGGATATGACCCAATTATTTCTCAAATAGCTGGGTTACCGATCGGATATGTTAGTGGTGCAAATGCATTGAAAAACAGTGATATTTTCAGTGTTATCAATCGTATTGCTAGTGATATTGCTAGTGCTAAATTCAAAACTGAAAACACATATGTCAGTGAACGACTTAATCAGCCATCTAGGTTGATTGGTCGTTTTTCATTTTGGCAAGGAATCATCATCCAATTGTTGTTAAGCGGCAATGCCTACGTACCACTTGATTTAGATTATTTGGAACAGATACCGCCGTCTTCGATTATCAGTATTGACATTGACAACGCGAACCAAGGTGCGGTTTATACGCTATCTGAATATAATAACCACCCTGAGCGGAAACTAGCACAAGATGAGATATTACATTTCAGGTTAATGCCTGATGCAACTTACCAATATCTCGTGGGGATGTCGCCATTAGAGAGTTTATCAAATGAGTTAACTGTTTCAAAAGCAAGTTCGGATCAGAGTTTAAACCTGATTAAAAATCGTATCACGCCAACTTCTGTATTACAGATTAGTAATGCACTACTTGAACAAGGCGATGCCGATTCAGCGCGTGATGCGTTTGAAAAGGCAAGCAATGGTGCTAATAGCGGTCGGTTGATGGTGCTTGATTCTAACTCAACGTTTAGCCAATTTGAAATGAAAGCTGACGTATTTAAGGCGTTGAACAACAATGCAGAGTATTCAGCTAGTCAGATTAGCAAGGCGTTCGGTGTACCAGTGGATATGTTAGGGGGTGGTAACAGAACCGAAAGTCAACATAGCAACAGTCAACAGATTAAAAACCTGTACTATGAAAATCTAATCAGCTATGTTGCACCAGAAATTGATGAAATTGCCTTGAAAATGAATGCAGCAGACTTGTCGCTTGACATGCAATATATTGATGATTCAACGAGGATCGACAAAATAAACGACATGGTCAAGGTAGGCACAATAGGACAAGCACAGGCTGAATTTATGCTTAAAAAGTTCGGTGTACTGCCATCTAACTTGCCTACCTATATTGCGCCAGCTGCGCCTATTCAGGAGAAAGGAGATAGTGAATGAAATTAGATGTTAATGGCATGATTACTAATAATGATGATGCAGAAATTTACCGCGATTGGTTAGGAATGACAGTCACTTCGCCTGCTGATATTTTGGATAACCTACCAACTGATGGTTCTGATGTCGAGATTGGCATTAATTCAGGGGGCGGAGAAGTTGATGCTGCTAATGAGATTTATACGGCATTAAGAAATTATCCGGGTAAGGTAATTACTCAAATTGAGAGTTCGGCTTATAGTGCTGCTTCGATCATAGCAATGGCTGGCGATACCGTCCAAATCTCACCGGTTGCTCAGTTGATGATTCATAATGCCTCAACTTATGTAGGTGGAAATCATAACGACCTAGATAAGACGTCCAATGCTTTGAAATCTACTGATAAGGCGATTGCTAAGGCATATTCTGTCAAAACAGGTCGCCCGGTTGATGAATTCCTTGACTTGATGGATAAAGAGTCATGGATTGGAGCAGATGATGCTTTAGAACTTGGGTTAGTTGATGAAGTGATGACTTTTGAAAAAGAGCCAGTTACCAACTCAATTAGTGGCGTATTGCCACAAAAAATTCTCAATCGAGTAAAAAAATTAATCGGTGAGAATAAAGAATTAAAGAACAACGCAACTAATAGTCAGCCTAGTGAACACGACAAACTCGTGCAAGCCAAGTTGGCTATTTTACATGAAGGAGAATAACAAATGACTAAAGAACAACTTGAAGCAGCGTTTCGCGATGCCAGCTCTAAGGCATCTGATTTAAATGCTAAATTGAACAATATGACAATTGATGATAAATCTTCAATTGAAGACATCAAGAAGACACAAGATGAATTGTCAGGTGCCAAGACACGCCGTGATGTTTTGAATGCTCAACTAAAGAGCTTTGAAGATGTCGAACCAGAACCAAAGGTAGAGGGTAAGAAAACCAATATCCTTGATAATAAGATTAAAGATCTAAAGGAAAAGAAAATTGCCATCAATGACTTCGTTCACAAGAATGGTGTCATTAAAGATGTATCACAACAAGTTTCTTCCACAGAAGTTGAATTGTTGATTCCTGAATCTATTATTTATGATCCATCTGCTGAGGTTAACTCAGTTGTTGATTTGTCGACATTGGTCACTAAGGTACCGGTTACAACAAAGAGTGGAAAATATCCAATCTTGAAACGCGCAACTAATCGTTTCCACACAGTTGCAGAATTAGTAGCTAACCCCGCGCTTGCTGCTCCTGAATTTCAAGATGTATCGTGGAGTGTTGACACATATCGTGGTGAAATTCCGATTTCAGAAGAATCTATTGCTGATGCCGCTGTTGATGTGACTGGTATTGTGACGCAAAATATTGGCGAACAAAAAGTTAACACTTACAATGAGTTAATCGCGCCAGTATTGAAACAATTTACAGCTAAGGCTACTGCTACAGAAACGTTAGTAGATCAACTAAAGCACATCAAAAACGTTGACTTAGATCCAGCTTACCGTCGCGTGATTATTGCTAGTCAATCATTCTATAACGTTGTTGATACTTTGAAAGACAAAAATGGACGATACTTGTTACAAGAATCATCAGCATCTGTTGCCCAAGCTGCAGGTGAAACATTATTGGGTATGCCTGTCTTTGTTGTTGGCGATGACTTACTAGGAAATGCAGAAGATCAAGTAGCATTTATTGGAGATTTGAAGCGTGGCGTGCTATTCACTGACCGTCAACAAATTTCATTGGCTTGGAAAGATGACCACATTTATGGACAACTATTAGGTGGGGCATTCCGTTTCGGTGTTTCTCAAGCAGATCCGAACGCTGGTTATTTCATTACTAATACTGATACTGCACCTGCGGGAGACGGAAAGTAAGGAGTAATCTATGGCAGATGAAACAAATGCACCTCGTGCGCCAGTAAACGGTGTCACGGTTGAAAATATACAAGACTATCTAGCGATAGATGGCGATGACGATGTTTTAAAATCGTTAATTGAATATGCCGAAGAAGACGCACGTGGTTCGATTGATAGTTCGATTGATATTGAAGAATATCGTAAGCTACCAATATTTAATCAGGCGGTTAAAACATTAGTTGATTTCAATTATTATTCTCGTGGCGCTTTATCTGGTCAGCAAATTGCCTACCCCAAGTCTTATCAGTATATGTTAAACAAGATTAGATGGAAGGTAGGTAAGCCGAATGGTTAGTGGGAAATTAAAACCTAGTAATTTCATCGGAAAGATTGAATTTGGGACTGTTAAGTCCGTTGTTAACAAAAATACAGGCCAAAAAGTTCAGACATTTGTATCTGTAAGCGCTCAATTGCGTTATGCGCCACGTAGTCGCTCTGTAACGCAATCTGATAGTATTTATGGAACAGACATACAAGAGACTAAAATAATCGCTGTACGGCATTTTAAGGACATATCAGACAATCTAAAAGTTAGATTTGTAAAAACTGGTAAAGTTCATGATATTAAGTACGTTTCAGTTGACGAAAGTAATACGCCATTCTCGTTTGATTACATCACGATCACCAAAGAACCACTGGGGGTGCTTGATGGAACTTGATGAAGCATTAGACCAGTGGTTACGTAATGTCAACAAACTGGTGCCTAATCTCAAACAACGGCAAAAAATCACATTAGCTGGTGCGGCCGTTTACAAAAAAGAGCTGTACGATATTACTAAAGCGAAACATTATAACAGCAATCACGTTGACACAAGCAAGGT